ACAAGCACTCATCAATAGGGCGGATATCAAGGTTAATCTTGACCTCGTGGTACTGAAGAGCGATTAAAGGAAGAGCAAGACCGGGGTTTGTGCAGAACCAGAATTGAAGAGGAACGTACAAAGTGGTCTCAGGAAGAGCGTTACGAGGAGCGCAAACTTGACGGGGAGCCAAGGAGTCGCAAGGAGACTCGACATCAGAGAAAGAAGGGTCAGTGATGAAGGTAAGCTGGGTAGTGTTACCAATCATCTTGAAGTATCCGCGCTGTTGCTCAGAGGTCATTGTGAGCTGATTCCAGATGTGCATCCAGTCACCATATTGACGGTCAATGCGTTGACCACCAATCTCGACTTCAACCTGAGCAATAAGCTGCTCACCGGGGAAATCTAACCAACGGGCATAGACACCAGTGTTTTGGCCGCTAGAGTAGTTACCAAGACCCATAAGTTGGTTAACCTCAGGAAGAGTTACCTGAAGATAGGTACGGTAGGCCAAATCTCCGTTTCTGGAGATGACACACTGTACACGGCGACCGAAATCGGCTTGGCCGTTAAAAGTTTGTTCGATTGATTCGATGGCAAAGTTAGTATATCTGCGATAAGTAACTTTCCAAAAAGTAATTTGAGGATTACCAGTTAGGTAAACATCCTGGGCGCCATAGGCAACAAGTTGCATTAATCCACCTCCCATTTTATAATATGGCTAAAGAAAAAAATTTTTTGAAATTTAATTTAATAAATTATTCAAAATAAACTAGGTTTTAATAAAATTGAAATAATTATTTATTCACTATTTTATTTAAATCTAAATTGGTCTTCATGAATTTCAACAAATATGAATCGTCTAGCACTTCTTTTTTGTTCTCATGATTTTTCGTAAAAACATATGAATCGTTTCTCTTTTTGACAGACCATCCTTGCTCTATTGTGTTGTATAACAATAACATTTTTTGAAATTTAATAGCATCTACTTTAAAATTACTATTTTCTAAATCTTTTAAAGAATCTAAATTTATTTTAATGTCCATTAAATAAAAAAAAGAAAACTATTATATACTTTAAACTTGTAAATCAGGATTTTATATCAGATGTATATCAAGCTATTTTTTTATCATGTCTATAATATCTACTATAATGATGTTCTTCATTTTTTAAAATATTTAATGATGTCTTAATTATATTTCCTTTGTCATCTGAATAATAAATATTTTGTATCTTGTACCCTTTTCTTTCAGGAATAGTTTCCATTATTTTAATACAATTATTACAAGGTTTGCTAGATTGTATTTTATTTGTTTTTGAAACTCTGATTACTAATATGTTAATTTGTTCTAATTTTTTTTTGTATTTTAATGGTTTTAATTTTGTTAAAACATTATGCTCTGCGTGAATACCTGGTGTAGTTCCATTTATATCACCCATCATATTTGTCCCAAAATGTAGAATTCTGGCTTTATCTAAAGCAGATTTTTTCCCTTCAAAAACACATGCTATGTGATTATAATGACTACAAACACATGTCGTAATTTTTCCTTCACAATTTTCATATTTTTCAATATTTGTATTACTAGGTAAACAAAATCTTTTTATAAACATTGTATCTAATAATGAATTCATCATTAAATTAATATATTGATATTTCTTTATTTAATTATTATATATTATTTCAATTTTATTATTATTATTATTATATATGGCAGAGTATCAAGCACTTTTAGCGAGAGTAGAATCAATAGTTACAAGTATGGGTTATCATATTGGAATGACATTAACTGGTGCAACATATGTTTTTACTATTTATGATAATGAAACTAGAGCTTGTTATATACAAATTGGTCAATCAACTGGGACTGTAGTAGTTGGAAAAACAAGAACTAAAAAAGCAATCGAAGACCATGATACTATTAATATAGGTTGGTTATCTACAGAGCCTGCTTATAAAGGAAAAGGATTAGCACTATTATTGTTAATTTATAGTATATGTTACCTAAAACAACAATTACCAGATATTGATTATGTTACTCTAGATGATGATAGTGATAGAAGTGATAAAATTGAAAAAAATATATATGATTCATTAGGATTTGTTTTTAGAGATGATGTTCAAATTGATATTTCAAATACAAAAAAACTAAACTTATCTGGTCCAGAAAAACAATTATTACTTGATGGTGACTTTATAAGAATTGCTAATTCTCAGCTTAATACAAAATTTGGTGGGAATGGTGGAAAACGAAAAACTAGAAAATCCAGAAAAAATAAAAAAAGTAGAAAAACAAAACAATCAAGAAAAGTTAGAAAAACAAAAAGAAGATTATAAAATAATATATTAGTTCAATTATAAATTAAATATATTATTTGATTTATTATTAAAGAAATATGCCTACATTTAAACCTAAAACTGCTAAAAAGATTAAATTTAATAAAAAAAGCTCTATTACTCTTGACGGTAAGCATAAAGAATTTTTAAATGAATTTTCTAAAGATGAGAATGATAAGATTCCAGAATTAAAATTAGAAAGACAAGAATTAAAGAATAAATTAAATAATGATTCACTTACTGTTGATGAACGTTTAGATTGTCAAGATAGAATAAATGAAATCACACAAACTATTAAAGAAATTAAAAATAAAAAAAAAGAATATTTCTTAGATAATTCTAAATTTATTTTTGATTATTTTGAAAACAAAAAAAATATTTCTGCTGGCACAACTAATACTGTTAGCGATAAAAATAAAATACTTAACTCTTTTTTTAAAATTAAACAAAATGATGTAGATACTACTGCCAATCAAAGCAAAAATAACAATATTGTACAAAAATATTTAAGTAATATTGATGATACTTTTATTGATATTAATTCGTTCATTTGTCAAACAGATATTTGCCAAGTATGTCATAAAGGAGAACTTATTCCCCTAGAAGATGAAGGTATATTAATATGTAATATGTGTTTTAGAAATATACCTTATTTAATTGAAAATGAAAAGCCGTCTTACAAAGAGCCACCTAAGGAAGTTTGCTTTTACGCATATAAAAGAATTAATCATTTTAAAGAAATATTGGCTCAATTTCAAGGCAAAGAAACCACACAAATTCCACCTGAAGTCATTGAAAATATTAAAATTCAAATCAAAAAAGAGAGAATCGATTTGACACAAATTACTAATAATAAGACCAAGGAGATTCTTAAAAAGTTAGGATATAATAAATATTATGAGCATATTCCATTTATTAAAGATAAATTGGGTATTAAGCCACCAATTATGTCTCCCGAATTAGAAGAAACATTGTGTAACTTATTTGTAGAATTGCAATCTCCATATTCTAAATATTGTCCAGATGATAGAGTCAACTTTTTGAATTATTATTATACAGCATATAAGCTTTGTGAGCTTTTAGGTGAATCTCAATATTTAGAGCATTTTCCAATGTTGAAAGACCGCGAAAAAAGAATCGAACAAGACACAATATGGAAACAAATTTGTGAAGAATTGGATTGGGAATTTATTCCTACTATTTAAAACTACAATTATTTAAAACTACAATTATTTATAATAAAATTGAATTAAATATTATTTATATTATAATAAATAATATCTTTAAAATGGTTTTTATATACGCACTTCAATTAGAAAAAGGTAAATATTATATTGGAAAAACAAATAATCCACAATTTCGGTTAGAAAGTCATTTTAAATCGAATGGTTCAGAATGGACCAAAAAATATAACCCATTAAAGGTTATAGAATTAATACCAAATTGTAATGATTATGATGAAGATAAATATACAAGAATTTATATGGATAAATATGGTATAAACAATGTTAGGGGTGGTTCTTTTGTTTCTATAAAATTAAATAAATCCATAATAGATACTTTAAAACAAATGAATAATGGAACAAATAATAAATGTTTTGTTTGTGGAAAAGGTGGTCATTTTGCAAAAGATTGTCAAGAACATGAATGTTTGGAAACTGATAGTGATGAAGAATATGAATATGTATGGGTTTGTGAATATTGTGAAAAAGAGTTTATAGAAGAAGGAAAATGTGAATATCACGAGAAACATTGTAATTCAAAAAATAAAAAACAAATTGTTCATGAAAGTGAAAGCGATGAAGAAGAAGATGATTACGAAAGTGATGAAAGTGATAATTGTTGTTTTCGTTGTGGAAGAGAAGGTCATTATGCTTCGTCTTGTTACGCTTCAAAACATATTAATGGCTATTATTTAAAATAACAAGTGAAAATGTTTAAGAGTTCTTTAAGTTACTTTGACAATTTATTATATAAAAAACAAAAAAATGAAATTCCCAAAAGTATTTCGGATTTTCATTTTTGGACATTTATTTTTGTCCATTTTTGAAAAATAGAAAATAATCTTGGAAAATGAAAAAAATGTTTTTTGTGACACCATAAAAAAAATTAGCGTCTCATACCAAAAA